TTAGAGCGGCTGAAGACCCTGAATTTGAGACGTTCTACACTAAGAACATCCTCCTCAACGAAGGTCTCCGTGCCTGGATGGCACCGGCTGACCAACCTCATGAGAACTTCGTGTTCCCAGAAGAAGTATTACCAAGAGGTAATGCACTCTAAATACTTTTGAGACATCGTTCGTGCGGTCTCTACAAAAGTCGGAACTTCAAAGACCCTATCTAGTATAGGGTCTTTTTTTATATGGAACTAGAAGATCAATTAGAACTTGGACATCTACTTCTCACAGAACGAGTATGTAGAGTGTGTAGAGAGCAAAAAAATCTATTATATTCTTTTTATCGGGTTCGTAAAAATATGAAACTAGCATCATCATACTCATATGAGTGTAAAGAATGTACGATAAAAAGGATTACAAAAAACAGAAAAAGAGAAAGTGTAACTGAAATATATCCTGATTGGTAAATTATCACTTGCAAACATTTGGTAGTATGATACAATACTTCTATTACTAAATATCCCATGTTAATGTCATTAGCATCTTTTAGTGTTTTCTTGATAGTAGTATCAATATGCACTTTTGCTTTGTATCTAAAATTTTACAATCCACATTAAACCTATGCACGGAAATCTAGAACCCGAAGAGAATATATTCTGGTCTAAACCAGATAAGGAAGTTGTCAATGATTTGTGGGAGGACATGGATCGCCTCAATGCTTTATATGAGGAAATGATGTGGCCTAACGATGACGTATTAGAATTTGTTCCTGATCATGCTAACAATAGAATCATTATTAAGAACAAATCAATGGAGGAAAGAAAAAATGAACAATAATTTTACAGTTTATTCTAAAGATGGATGCCCTTATTGCACAAAAGTGGTAAAGATGTTAGGGTTAGCAGGTCTAAATCATGTTGTGTATAAATTAGGAGAGGACTTCGATAAAAAAGGTTTCTATCACCAGTTTGGTGAGGGATCTACATTTCCACAAGTCTCTGTTGATGGACACACGATTGGTGGTTGCACCGACACAGTACAATATCTAAAGGAGAACAATTTAGTGTGATGAAAAAAGTTGACGACTTTGAAACTGTATATGAAATGATTGAACATGCCATTGAACTTGCGTTTGATGGCAAAATGCAATTAAAATTTTATGAGTTTTTGAAGTATCGTAAAACAAAAAAGAATGAAGTAGATGCTTTCATTGAAAGTTCTACTGCTGCTGAAATATCAGAGCAGGTGTTGGAATTAGAAGAGTATATTAAGGGTGGTGCTGATAATGATCATAAACAATTGCGTGAAGCATATGGTCATATACCAAAACCTAAAGCAAGAAAGATAAGAAATTACTTGTACAGTATATTAGAAGATGCATGGAGGTATAGTCGTGACAGAAAACCAGGAAGAAGAAAAAAAGTCTCTAAATAATGACAAACCCGAAATGAATCGGGGCGTGGAATTATTACTTAGAAATAGGAGGGAAAGTAAACCAAAACCAAAAACGTTTCAGATAACTTTTGGAAAATTAATTGCTCTATGGAATAGAGAGATTGTCTTTCATTTTAATTGTTATCTGGATATCAGAAAAAAATAACTCTGGGAGGAGTGCTATGTCCGAACTATTAGTAGTAACATTGACACTTATGACACTTGTGTCTATACTTGCACTTGCGGTAGGAGGTATGATAGGATGGATGGCAAGACAGCATTCATACGAAACCACTCCACAAGTAGTTTACTCTCATCCAGAGATGTTTGACTCGAATGGGAATGTTCTTCCCGATGAAATTTTAGCTTTAAGAATTGAAAACAATCATGACATCATCAACGACACCGACGACGAAGACGACTAAGAAAAGAGGTAGACCTCGTAAAGCAGATGGTCCTAAATTACCTTCAGCGTCTAAAGCAAAAAAGAGAACTATAAAATCAGCACCTGCTATTGATTCTATTCCAATAAATCCTTTTGTATTTGAGGTACTAGATCTTGTTTCTCAACAACCATCAGATGCTAAAAAAATAGAAGCATTAAAATTTCATGAGCATGATTGTGTCAAGATGATCATGATATGGAACTTCGATAAGTCTGTAATTAGTCTCTTACCTCAAGGAGAGGTTCCCTATGGCGAAACACAAGAGCAAACAGTATACAAAGGTAGTTTGTCAGAAAATCTTGCTAGAGAGGCAGCAGGAGGCGAATCAGCAACTGGTCAAGATTTAGATGGGAGAGGTAGAACTTCTTTAAGACGTGAGTATCAAAACCTCTATCATTATGTGCAGGGTGGAAACAACACTCTTACCACAACTCGTAGAGAAATGATGTTTATTAATCTTCTACAGGGACTACATCCAAGAGAGGCAGAAGTATTAGTTCTTACAAAGGATAAGAAACTTGATGAAAAATATGACATTACATTAGATAATGTAAAAGAAGCATTCCCTGATATTCAGTGGGGAGGTCGTTCATGACATCAGAACTTAAAGAAAAACCATCTCCTCTACAAAAAGAGGAGGAGCAAATTAAATTTGATCCTTCAAAATATTCTTGTGAGTTTATTTTAGAAAAAACTACAAGTGAAAAGGCAAATGATCCATCCTTTCCTACTGATGCATTCAACGTTACCTACGTTGTAGAGGAACAGAAATTTTTAGATGTAGTTAGGTCTGAAAAAATGGTTAATATATTTGACTTATATTATGATAGATATGGTAAAGATGTTTTGCAAAAAATTGAATATGGTAGAGGAACCATAAGACCTAATTTATGGGGAGTTACTAAATCTCAGACACAAAAGAAACGCAAGAGAAAATCATGAACAAAAACGAAATGAGTAATGATGCATTGAGATCTCAAATCAATGATATTATAGAGGGTGAGATTCAAAATGGGATTAATGATTATCTAGAGGATAAAGAAAAAAAGAAAGAGACTAAAGGATTTGGTGGAGATGTTCCTCAAGATGAAGGTAACGAATTGAATGTAAGAATATCAAAGAATGAGGTGGATAGAATTATGAAAGAGTATAAGAGAATTAAAAGGCAAGAAAGATCTAATCTAGGGCAGGTTCAAAAACTTGGTTTGATTGATAAGAATGGGAGACCTATCGATGTCAAAGATTGATACTCAGGGCATGAGTGGTGAGGTAGTGAACGGATGTAAGGATAACATATATCCTAGAGATGAGAATGGAAACATTATCTACCCACCAGCAAACTTTAAGCAATGGCCAATCTTTAATGAAAAAGAAAGGGCAGAGTTAAAGGAAATTATGTTAGAAGCATTGGTAGAGTTTCATAAGAAACCTGATTATTCACCTTACAGACTAGACGAACTACAAGAATGAAATTAGGAGTCATGTGTTCTGGTAACGGAACTAATTTTGAAAATATACTACGCACATGCCGTCATGACGAAGTAGTATTGATGATACATAATAAGAAAAAATGTGGTGCAGTTAAACGAGCTGCTAAGTTTGGTATCAATCATTGCTATATTAATGCAAAGAATGAAGACCAAATCATTAAGTTATTTGAGGCTTATGAAGTAGACCTCATAGTCCTTGCAGGATACATGAGGATTATTAAAAATCCATCTGCATTTCCTTGCCCTATAATCAATGTTCATCCATCTCTGTTACCTAAATATAAAGGTCTGAATGCTATCGAACAAGCAATGGACGCAGGTGAAAAGGTTACTGGATGTACAGTTCATTATGTAAATGAAGAATTAGATGGTGGTGAAACAATACTTCAAGCAGAGGTTCCTATATTACCTGATGATGATATAATTTCTCTAACTAAAGCAGTTCAGCGACAAGAGTACGTAATTTTACCAAAGGCAATCGAAAATGTTAAGCACCAAATACAGAAACAAGATAGTAGATATTTGTTGTCGCATAATATCAACTGATGGGCAAGTAGAACTTGATGAAAGAATTTGGATGAATAAATTATGTGAGCATAATGATAAAGCAAGAGAGTTAGCACATGCTATGTTATGCCCAGATGTGATGGGTGAGGCAATCTATAAGTAAAACTTGCATATATAGAATACATGTGTTAGTATTAACACAATCGTTCATCCCATAAGGGACGCAAGTAAGCCGACTCGGAACGGAATCGTTCATCCTCTTTGGAGGACGCAAAAGCCGACTAAAGGAACGGATTAAAACCCCTACTACTTTGGAGTAAAGCCAATGGCAAAAGTCACTTACCGTGGAGTCGAGTACGACTCTGCAGATTACAACAAAAAAGTCCTTGCTGAAGCAGCAAGGAATAGGAACTTCGACCTAATGTATCGAGGTATTAAAGTGAAAAGCAAGGCAGTTCCTTGCAGTTAATATAAAGAGGGGGTTTACATACCCCCTTTTTTAATGTATAATTTTAAAAAAGAGTGTAAGTTATGGCACTACATATGCGTGAGCAAATCTTAAGAGCATTGATAGCACATGCTCAAGGTGATATTGCAAAACACAAAGCAAATGTTGAAGTATATCTAGAAAATCCTGCAGGTGTTGGTGAACACACTGACATCCTAGAATCTATAGAAAAAGAAATAGATATAATTGCAAAATATCAAGACCAAATAGATATAATTAAGAAGTATTTTATGTCTAGTCAAACTATGACAGACATAGACAGAAGATCTAGTGAGATTTAATAAGTGATGGATACTCAGATTAAATTAGTCAGTGCTACACCTGATGCTGAACAACATATGGGATATGTTGCTCGTGTATCTAATCCTAAGAACCAAGACAATCCTAATGTATCTGGGTTGTTGAAGTATTGTATTAAGCATGGTCATTGGAGTGTCTTTGAACAAGCATTCATGACTGTAGAAATCAATACTACTAGAGGACTTGCGGCACAGATACTACGCCATAGATCATTCACATATCAAGAGTTCTCTCAAAGATATGCTGATAGTAGTATGTTAGGTGATGTAATTCCTTTACCAGAACTAAGGAGACAAGATGATAAGAATCGTCAGAATAGTATTGATGATGTAGATCCTCTTTTAGTACAGGATTTTAATCAAAAAATACAAAAGCATTTTGTAGATGGAATGCATTTGTATAAAGAGATGTTGGATGCAGGTATTGCAAAGGAGTGTGCTAGATTTGTATTACCACTTGCAACACCAACACGTTTGTATATGACTGGTAGTGTACGTTCATGGATACACTATATTGATTTGCGTTCTGCACATGGAACACAGAAAGAACACATGGATGTGGCAGAAGGAGTTCGCAGGATATTTACCGAACAATTTCCAGTTGTCGCAGAAGCTCTTGAATGGGCTAAATAACTATCCAATATTGTATTCATATGGCCACATACCCTGTTATTAATAAAGAAACTGGTGAACAAAAAGAAGTGTCAATGAGCGTTCATGATTGGGATCAGTGGAAGACTGACAATCCTAATTGGCAACGATATTTCACTCCTGAAAATTCTCCAAGTTTAGGTGTTGAGGTTGGTGAGTGGAGAGATAAACTTGTTAATAAAAATCCTGGATGGGGGGAAGTTTTGAAGAAAGCTGAAAAGTCTGGAGGTATCTCTGGACGCTTAGCTAAAAGAGGTTCTTACGAATCTTCTACTCAATCTGCCTTTGATGTTGATTAATTATGCCACGTAAAAAGAAAACATCAGATCCAATTGGGGTGGGTCTAAGTATGTCGGCCAAACAGATGAAGAGAAAGAAACCATTAAATTCTGATTTGATGAGAGAGATAGAACCTCTCACTGAGAACCAGAGAATATTGTTTGAGTCATATGATGTAGGTAAAAATGTTGTTGCATATGGATGTGCAGGAACAGGTAAAACTTTTATCACATTATATAATGCCCTTTGTGATGTTTTAGATCAGACAACTCCCTATGAAAAAATCTACATTGTAAGATCACTTGTTGCTACTCGTGAGATTGGTTTCTTACCTGGCGATCATGATGATAAATCTTTCTTGTATCAAATACCATACAAACATATGGTAAAGTACATGTTTGAATTGCCTACAGAAGCAGACTTTGAAATGCTCTATGGTAATTTAAAAGCACAAGGAACCATTGATTTTTGGAGTACATCATTCATTCGTGGAACTACTTTTGATAAGTCTATTATTATAGTAGATGAATTTCAAAACTTGAATTATCATGAATTAGATAGTATAATGACAAGGGTTGGTGATAGATCTAAAATTATGTTCTGTGGAGATGCTACTCAAACTGACCTTATCAAGCAGAATGAAAGAAACGGTATTCATGATTTTATGAGAGTCCTTCGTATGATGTCTTCAGTTGACATTGTAGAATTTGGTGTTGAGGATATTGTTCGTTCTGGTTTAGTCAAAGAGTATATACTCGCAAAAATGGAACTTAATTTATGACCTTTACTCATCATAATTTCTTAGGTGATCTTGAATTAGAAAAGAAAGAAACTCCTGGCTGCCGACTGTATCATCTACCTGATGGTCAGTGGGTTCCTTCTATTACATCAGTGACTTCTTTTTATAATAGACAAATCTTTATTAACTGGCGTAAGCGAGTTGGTATTGAGGAGGCAAATCGTATTACTAAAAAGGCAACTACCCGTGGCACAGACTTTCATGAAGCAGTGGAAGTATATATGAGGAACAATGAAATAGATTGGAGTCAGTTTAAACCTGCAACCCAGTTTATGTTTCATCATGCCAAACCATACTTAGATAAGATTGATAATGTACATGCTATTGAGAGGACACTTTACTCAGAGTATCTTGGATTAGCAGGTAGAGTTGATTGTATAGCAGAGTATGAAGGGGAACTAGCAGTCATAGACTTTAAGACATCTGAAAAGATTAAACCTGAGAAATGGTTAGAAAACTATTTTGTACAGGAGACTTTCTATGCTGCTGCATATTATGAACTAACTGAGATACCTGTCAAAAAACTAATCACTATTATGGTAACACCTGGTGGTGAGGTAAAAGTATTTGACAAACGGAACAAAGAAGACTATATTAAACTTCTAGTTCGTTATATTAAAGAATTTGTTACTAACAACACTAATGAAAAAACAAGTTAATGAATTAGAAAAAATATTGGAGAGCAAGTTCTTTTGTCCTGCTAGATTTGCACAAGAGATAGAAAGTCTGGTGCAAGTTAATAAGGACATGAATTATATTGATGCTATCGTTTACTTCTGTGACCAGAATAGTATTGATGTCGAGTCTGTTCCAAAATTAATATCTAAACCACTTAAGGAAAAACTTAAGTACGAAGCACAAGAATTGAACTTTCTAAAGAGAAGTTCACGAGCAAAATTACCTTTATGAAATGATGGCCTATGATGCCTACCGTTGTTATCTTTCGTTAAAAAACCACTTCACCAAGGAACATTACGATTACATTAAGTATCGTGGTAAAACAAGAGCAACCAAACAATCTTTCTATAAAAGAAAGGATAGATTTTGGTTTGAAAAATTTGCAAGATCAAAAAATGATAAAGAAGTAGAAGAGTTTTTTGTATCTAATTTTATCAGTACAACTGATCCTGCTACGATGTGGATTGGTGATATGATAAAGAATGGAGAAGCAAGATATGTAGATTGGAAAAAGAAAGTGGAATCTCTTTCATATAATTTTAAGGAAGAAACTAGTTCTGTTTTTGCTGATAATAATTTTGATGCTATGTTTCATGTTGATGGGTCAAGGCATCCAGATATTTTGAAAGAATATTTGGGAGGGAAAATATCACTTGAAACTATGGTAATATGTGATATAATATTAGGGTATGTGAAGGAATGGGACAAGAAACTAAACGATCCTGTGTGGGAAACCGTTAGTATGAAAATTAAAAAATATAAACCCTTCCTAAATATAGATGTACAACGCTACAAAAAAATCTTAAAGGAGATTGTTATTCATGGCTCTTAGTAATGCTGATGTTCTTAAAAATTTAAAAGAACAAAAAACACAACTAGAACAAACCTTAGAAAGTAATCGCACAACATTATTAAAAGTGTTGGGTGCTATTGATGTCCTAGAACAAATTGAAGAACAAAGTGATGAAGAAACTCCTGCGGAGGAAGAATGACTTTCTTTGATTCAGAAGTAGTTCGTGCAGAGATGGCAGAGATTAGTGAACTTCAAGAAGAAGTTTATAATAATGTCTTCAAATTTCCTGGCATGACTAAAGAGGATCAAATTCATCATATTGAACTTCTTGAAAGGTTGTTAGAGAAACAACGAGTTCTTTATACTCGTTTAAGTTTATCAAAAGATCCAGAAGCTCAGCAGATGAAAGAGAATATAATTGAGAGTGCCAAACAAATGGGACTTCCAGTTAATGTTGATATGCAAGTTGTTTTTAAAAATATGAACGACATGGTTGACATTATGAAATCTCAACTTGACAAAGGTAAACATTCTTCATAGAATAGTAAAGTACAAACAAGCCAAATCTAAAAACAAATCTAATGTCATTTAACGACTTAAAAAAACAATCCTCTCTAGGATCTCTGACTCAAAGATTAGTCAAAGAAGTGGAGAAGATGAGTACATCAGGTGGTGGAGCAGATGAACGTCTCTGGAAACCTGAAGTAGATAAAACAGGTAACGGTTATGCCGTTCTCCGTTTCTTACCAGCACCAGAAGGTGAGGATATTCCGTGGGCAAAGATTTATTCCCATGCATTCCAAGGACCAGGTGGTTGGTACATTGAAAATTCTTTGACCACAACTGGTGGCAAGGATCCAGTCTCAGAGTATAATCGTGAACTCTGGAACAGTGGTAATGAATCAGACAAGGATGTTGTCCGTAGACAGAAGCGTAAGCTTTCATACTATGCTAACGTCTATGTTGTAAAAGATCCTACCAATCCTCAAAATGAGGGTGGAGTATTTCTCTACAAGTTTGGTAAGAAAATCTTTGATAAGATTATGGAAGCAATGCAACCAGAGTTTGATGATGAGGAAGCAATCAATCCTTTTGATTTCTGGCAAGGTGCAAACTTCAAGTTGAAGATTGTGAAGAAGGATGGTTACTGGAACTACGATAAGTCAGAGTTCGATAAGGTAGCACCTTTACTTGATGATGACGATGCACTCGAAGCATTGTGGAAGAAGCAGTATTCACTTGCTGCTGTAACCGCACCAGACCAGTTCAAGTCATACGATGACCTGAAGAAGCGTTTGGACTATGTTCTAGGACAGAAGCAACCTGCACGTCGCTATGACGAAGAGGTAGCAAACGAAGATAATAGTCGTGGTTCTTATGCACCAGATTTTAATACTCGTAAGGCAGAGGCAACTGTAGCTGCAGCAACTGCACCAAGTTCATCCTCATCAACTGAAGAAGATGATGCTCTCTCTTATTTTCAAAAGTTAGCAGAGGAATAATTACTGATATAGTTTTATATTTTCTCCTCGAACCAAGGTTTCACTCACATACTGAGTGGAACCTTTTTTATATGGCATCAGTTCATCAATATCATCCTTAACTATGTTTAGATATCTTGGTTTTAATAGAAATATTTCTCTCTTTGCATCTTCTATTTTGGATTCATATTCATAGTTTGTAACAGGTATTGCTACATTTGTTTTAGTCACATCTTGTGTTATTGATGTATCGAAAAAGGATACGCTAAAATTAGAATCGCATTCCAAACCTTTTTGTACTATGATAACTCCTGCACCATTTTTTATTTCTGGTGTTTCATGATGATGAATGGCATTTAAGTTTTCATATGTTTTATATTTTTCTATCAGATATCTATCAAAATCATTTTGAAGTAATGGCCATTCTGTTTGTACGTTTATCGTATTATTAGATGTTAAAACTAACCAATCTAAATTAGAGTCTCCATAAAAATCAAAAGCAACATTGTCAGGTCTATCGTTGCCCTTAATTTGATATTTTGTAAAAAGTGTTACGTCTTGAAAAATATCATCTCTAAGTTTAACTTTTTTGAATAAATTTTTTACCGTGGTATAATCTGATATCTTAGCATTTGATAGTCTGCTAACATATTGAAAGTCTGGAACTTTTTGAAAATAATTTGACATTTTAGAATCCTATTTCTCCGTTAGTAAATTCGTTATAATCATTATTAAATATTGGTTCAAGTTCATTAAACCCAAGGGTCATTCTATATGATGTCATAACACCATCCTCATAAGAAGCATAGTTACCATCTGGAGTATACTCAACACCGCAGTTTACTAAAGCACATTCTTTAAACTTATTTAATCCTCTATGTTCTCTTGCTCTTCTTTCATAATTTAGTCGGAAAGTATGAGGAGATTTAAGGAATAGATTACCTTGTGTTTTAATGGGTGCCATTCCTTGTTTGAAGAAACGAATAATTTTTAAGATTGTAGCACCTTCTTCTGGTGTCCTTGCAGACATTTGAAAAGCAAAACTAAATTGTCTTAGTTGTGGTTGACTGAATAATAATTCTACGTTTGGATTTATTATCTGACCTGTTGTTCTTTGTAGTAAAGCAGCACTATCACCAGTAGCAGCACCAACTATAGCTCCTGATAATGCAGTTTTTACCTCATCTTTATTTGTTCCTATATTTTCAACTTGTTTTTTTCCTTCATTTGCGGCCGCTTGAAAACCCTCTGTAACAGCTTTTAATCCTACTTGTGCTAGTATCATCTGACCAGCATTCATAGTTCCACTCTGCCATCCTGCCTGATTAGCGTCAGATATACCTGCAGGTATTGGTAAAACTACAGTTCCTATACTCTTTCTATTTCTAATTCTTTTTTCACCAGCACCAAACTTTCCATTTATTGTATTATTTCCTATTCCTTTTGGTTCATACTTTAACATATCAAATTTTATTATATCATGCTTTTCTTGTCTTAATGTTTCAGGGTAAACTAATAATGCGTCAAATTTGTTTCTAGTTCCTGTAGCATCTTCTGATGCCCCAAAGAAATTTTTAGTAGAACTTGCTGCAGATCCACCACCTTTCTCTCCATCACTTACACTTACTTCATCTATACCATCATTAGTTGCTTTATTTTTATTGTTGGATATATTGTTTAAATTTTCTCTTTCCTGTGAAGTTGTTGCGAGTTCAGATTGTATAGAATTTATTTGATTTGATGACGCTGCTTCTACTGCTCTTGAGTTTTGACTAGCAAGACTTCCAAGAGAAGTATTTGTGTCATATGTTACTTTTGATTTATTAACTGAAGTTCCTATGGTTATACCACCGCTTCCACCTGCAGTTTCATATGCTATTATTTTTTTACTATATGAAGGTGGAGGTCCAATAGTTTTTGTGACCTCTGTGGCAATATATAATTTTTGATTTTTGAGTTTTACACCGTCGCTGTTTGTAATTGTTACAGGAACTACGGAAATAGAACTCGTTGCCGAGACTGACATTTATTGGTATCTCTTTTAGTTATTTAGTAGGAATTTTCCATACTGTAATGCAAGCAACTCATCCAACTCTTGATTTTCTACTACATGAAGTTTACCTGCAACCTCTTCCCATGTGTAGTTTCTATATTTTTGCCAGTGAAAGTTCAATCCTCTGAACCCCCATCTAAAAAGACCCACACAAGCAATCAAAGGATGTTGATCATATTGAATATCAGGTGTCTTAGGATTATATATGAAGGTATAGTAGTTACCTGGTTCAGGATACAATGCTTCTATTGTAAAAACTTGCATAATTAAAAGCATTATTTCTTCTGGGTCAGTTGTATTCTCTTCTTCAACTAATTTTTTAAGTTCATCACTCTTGAAGTTGGGTTCTCTTCTATCTCTACTTCTTCTTGAAACCCAAAACTATCGGTGTTTTGTTTTGCAAGGTCTCTTTCTTTTCTTTGTTTGATTGTTTTTCTTGGCATTATCTTATACCCAGTTCTCTTTCTGTGATAATCTTAAATTCAATTCGTTTATCTTTACACCACTCATCTGCTGCTTGCCACTTTGCTTGATTAGTTGCATAGGTTTTGCACTCATAGAGATAAGACTTTGTGACGTTTTTCTTTTTCTTGGGAGGTTTTGTTTGCCTCATAGGTTTAACCTCGATAACATATGTTTTGACATCACCTGTTCCTTCCTTTACTTTTATAATAAAGTCTGGAAAGTAACGTCTAACCTTACCATCAGGGGCACGATATGGTATGAAGAACTCTTCGCTTCCCCATTGTATAATGTTTTCGTTTATATCACACCAATGACAGAACCTTGTCTCCCAAGAACTACGACATATAATATTATTCACATCACCTTTATACTTCCTTGGTTTAGTTGGTTTAAAGATACTCTTTTTACTTTCAGCCATCTCTTATACATAATATATAAGGTCAAATAGTATTTATAGATGCCAACTCCAAGGTCAGTCTCTAAAATAAAATCTGATTTGCTCCGTCCAGCAACTACTTCTCATTTTGAAGTAGAACTTAGCATACCAAGTGGACTCAGGGGTAAGTATAGTGGTGATAATAGACAAGGTAAAATGCAATTAATGTGTTCTGAGGCAAGTCTACCTGGCTCATCTTTAGCAACACATCAGATTGATAATAATTTTCATGGCGTAACTGAGAGACATGCGTACAGAAGATTGTATGAAGATAGATTAGATTTGAATTTTTATGTTGATGCAAATCAATATCTACCAATTAAGTTTTTTGAGGATTGGATATCGTTCATAACAAATGAGGATAAGAGGGATGCACTTGCTAACTCATATACTTATGATGTAAAATATCCAGATACCTATACCGCAGCTGGATTAAAAGTTATAAAATTTGAAAAGGACTATAAAAGTTCTATGACATATCAGTTTGTAAAAAGTTTCCCGATACAGATAACTTCCATGCCTGTGTCATATGATGGGTCATCTTTACTGCAGTGTAATGTTTCACTAACTTACTTGAGATATGTTGTAGGAACTAATATAGTTGATGTGTATAATCCTGTTAGTGCATTGAACCAAGCAAGATTTAATGCAAGAGGTATAGTTGGTGGATTTGTTGATGCTGCTGTAGACAGACTAACAGGAAATGATTTGCTTGGAGATATTGCTGGAGGTATCGCTGCAAATCTCCTCTAAATAAACATACTGAACTTGTCATAGGATATTATGCCTTTACCAAAAATTGCAACCCCAACCTATGAGTTGGAGTTACCCTCGACTGGAAAATCAATTTCTTACAGACCATTCCTTGTAAAAGAAGAAAAGGTTTTAGTAATTGCATTAGAGAGTGAAGATACAAAACAAATAACAACTGCAATTAAAGCAGTATTGAGAAATTGTGTTCTTACAAAAGGAGTTAAAGTAGAATCTTTACCAACCTTTGATATAGAATATTTGTTTCTTAATATTCGTGGTAAATCTGTTGGTGAGGAACTAGAAGTAAACATTGTCTGTCCTGATGATGAAGAAACTAATGTTCCTGTACTCATTGACCTTGATGACATACAAGTTCAAAAAGATGATGGTCATACCAATAAGATTAAATTGGATGATAACTTAATGATGGAAATGAAGTATCCTTCATTGGAGCAATTCATTAAAAATAATTTTGAGTTTGATGAAAAGAATGCGATGGACCAATCTTTTGATTTGATTGCTACCTGCATCGATAAAATTTATACAGAGGATGAAGTTTGGGCAACTGCAGATTGCACCAAGAAAGAAGTGAAAGAATTTTTAGAATCTATGAACTCATCTCAGTTCAAGAGTATTGAAAAATTCTTTGAGACAATGCCTAAATTATCTCATACTATAAAGGTAAAAAATCCTAAGACTAAAGTTGAAAGTGAAGTTGTTTTAGAAGGGTTAGCATCTTTTTTCGCTTAGGTATGGTGCATATGAGTTTGTTTAATTACTTCAAACTTAATTTTGCCTTGATGCAGTATCATAAATATAGTTTGACAGAGATTGAAAATATGATGCCTTGGGAACGAGACATCTATGTGGGTCTTCTCCAACAACATCTTGAAGAGGAAGAGTTAAAACGCAAGCAGCAAAAAGCGAATGCCTAGTTACAATCCTGACGAATTTTCCCAAATACATAATACGATAAGCAAGTCCTTTGTGATGCAGAGGAAAACTTTGATGCGTGTTCTTGGTCTTGAGGGAAGGGTTAGTGAATTAGAATCGCAACAGGCAGCAGAGGAGCAAGCAAAGGAAGGTATAGATGATTTGTTAGGTGATATCCTTGGGGAGAATACTGAAGAATCGGTAGGTGGTACAAAAACAAAAACAAAAGCAAAGAAAAAACCAAGAAAGAAAACTCCTGTAGCTAAAAAGGCAACTAAACCTAAGAAAAAACCAAAGATAAAAGCTACAAAGAAAAGAATAAAAGCAGAGAATCTAAAGAAGGGAACTGTACTAGACGATGCTTTTAAAGCACGAGTGATGGGAACAGATTCATCAGGACAATATTTAACTCCAGAGGAAAGAAAAAGAAGATTTAAGTTTGGTGATACTCAACCAGCAGGAGTATTATCTACAGAAACATTACAACCATCTTCAGATACAGAACAGATAGGGCAAGCAGAGGGTGTAAAAAAATCTATTGGAGCATCTCCTGTCAGTGATGTATTGACAAATTCCCTGAAAGCAATTGCAGGTTCTCTTGACAATATAAAAAGTATTCTAGGTGATCAAAGTAAAACTCAACAAGACGCACAAGAAGATGCAAGAGTAGAAGGTGAACAGAATAAAGCAAAGAAACAGGAAGGTGCTCTTGAAAAAGTTATGGGTCCAGTTAAAAATGTTGGAGAGAAATTACTAAAACCTTTTAAGAGTATACTTGAATCTGCCATAGAGTTTTTAAGTAAAATATTTTTTGGTAGGGTTGCCATCCAGTTGTTTGAATGGTTTTCTAATCCAGAAAATATAAGTAAAGTTACTAGTATATTTAAGTTTATCAAAGATTTTTGGCCAGCGATAGTGGCAGCCCTTGTAGCATTTTTACCAGGATTATTAGGTCCAGTTGGTGTCATAGCAGGTATCACTGCATTATTACTTTGGGGAGTTCCTAAGATAGTAAATGCTGTTAAATCTATATTTGGATTTGGTCCGAAAGTTGATGATGTAATAAAGAATGAATCTAAAGATCTCAATAAGGATATGAAAAACGTCGAGAAGGGCGTTAATGATAAATTAAAACCAGAGGATGATGTAGATCAAGCAACAACAGAAACTAATGTAGACACTCCTGATGCAGAACTATCGGAGATACAGAATAATAATCAGGAAGTAAGTAAAGAAATTGACAAGGAAACAGTTCCTGCGATGGCAAAAGGCGGTCCTGTAATGAGTCAGGATGGTGGTAAAGTAGAAGGACAAAAAGGAGTAGATAAAGTTCCTGCAATGCTTACTGAAGGTGAATTTGTTATGAGTAAAGGAGCAGTGCAAGAATATGGTATGGAAACTCTTGCAAATATGAATGCTGCTGCTGGTGGAACTAATAAACCAAGCATGATGAGTAGTAATAAATCATCAAAAACAACTAACATTAAAAATAGTAAAAATTATTATGGTGGTGGTTCAGTTGGTGGTGATAGGATGTCATATTTTGGTGGTGGATTTGTTGGGAATATGAAAAATAATATTGGTAATTTTACTTCCAATATGAAATCGAGAGCATCATCCGTTACTCAATTTGTTCATCATCATAAAAGAGATGGTAAAAATTCAGCACAAATAGCAGCAAGTGAAAGTAATTCTAGAAAAATAAATCCACCAAGCACTCCGTCATCAGCACAAACAATTAAACAAAACGCACAAAGAAATAGTGCTACTTATTCTGGTAGTGATATGCCAGCCAAAGGTATACCTAACTTTGATGCTGATTTGATGAGGTCGCAAAGTAAAATTAGAGTATTAGGATTGTCAGTATAATGGCATTAGGATTAGCACTCAAAACAGTAGGTGGAGCACTTAAAGGTGGTGCGAAGAAAATTGCTACTGATAAGTTATTGAATAGAAAGAAGAAAACTGATGCTCGAAGGCAGAGGGCACAGCAGGTAATGGGTGGTGGTGAGGAGAGTGGTGGAGCATTAGCGATTAGACCAAAGACATCTATGGTTCCCTCTCCTGCAGGTGCAATTCAAAAGTATAGTGGTGGTTCTGATGATAAAGCAAAATCAAATGACTCTGCGGAAACTTTAGCATTAAAAATAAAGACATCTATAATATCTGTAGAAACTCTTCTAGGAAATTCTGTTGCTTTTCAAAAGAAAAAATTGGATGAAGAAAGAGAAGCAAGAGATCAAAAGAAATTAGCAGAGCAAGAAAAAGAATTAGAAAAGAAGGAACCAAAACAATCTAAAGGAAAAGGATTAAAACTCAAATTACCTGGTGGTGGTATACTTAATTCTATTATAAAGTTTGTATCTAATATTCTTTTTGGATATGTAATGGTAAGATTGGTAGATTTTTTACCAAAGTTGCAAACAGCATTGCCTAAAATAGGAGCGTTTGTTGATGGATTTTTAGATTTTTCAGGAAAGGTTCTCAATATTTTTGCAACACTGATTGATTTTGGGTACAAGTTAGTTGAGATGGGTCAGAATTTAGTTAAAAATCTTTTCGGTGAAGAGGGATTGGCGAAATTCAATATCTTCATGGATAATTTGAAGAATTTGATTAACGGATTTATAGCATGGAAATTAATAGGAGAAAAAATATTTAAAGCAATTGTATCAAATATAAAGGGTGCTTTTAATCTTGCTAAAAATATTATTAAAGGTGCAGTAGGTATCATAAACAAATTAACAGGAGGTTTACTTAGCAAAACTGCAAGCAAGTTGGGTGGACTGGCATCAAGTGTTGGAAGAAGAATTGGTGTTGGTGCTAAGAGAATTGCAGGAAGAGGTGTTAGACAGGGTATAAAGGCTGCTACAAAGACTGGAAGCAGTTTAATGAAAAAGGGTGTAGGAGGACTAGCAAAGAGAGGAGCATTAAAATTATTTGGTAAAGGTGCCGTTAAAGCTGCGTCTGGGTTTGCTAAAAAAATACCAATTCTAGGTCCATTAATAGTTGGTATTATTTCCATAATGTCTGGGGAACCAGCAAGTCAAGCATTATTTAAAACTTTTGGTGCTGCTGCTGGTGGTTTTCTAGGATCATTCATACCTATTCCTATTCTCGGAACTTTGATCGGTGAAACGATTGGTGTGTATATTGGTGATTTACTCTATGAATTAATATTAGGAAAGGGTGCAGCAGCAGTTGGAAACAGAATGAAGGAAGATTTTACTAAGTTGTTATCAGGTGGTAAGGTAGTTTTCAATTGGTTAAAGGATGGTGTTGGTAGATTTTTAGAGGGATTACCTAAAGGTTTTGGTTTAGCTCGTTTTATGCTTAACCCTAATCCATTACCTAAAGTTAAACTCATGGGTAAAGCTTTCTTTTCTAGAGAACCTATGAAAGAGGTGAAGGATGATGATAAGTCAGCAAAATTATCAAACAAACAAAAGAAAGATAGTAATAAAGTTGCAGATGATGTAAGTAAAAAAGCAACCTATGAAGAACCAGAGGTTGAATTAATCCCAATAGAGATACCACCACCACCTTCAAATACAACTCAAAGTTCTGATAGTATAAATGTGTCGTCAACAAATTCATCTAAAGAGGACTTTGCTGAGTCCTTGTACATGACAGGTTAAATAGTAATATGAGGAAATATAAATGACACAAAAAATACCAACACGTAATGCCACTCCTGCTTTTGTAGAGGGTATAAAAATTGTATCCAATCAGGATGAAAGTAGAACAGTTGATGTTGCTACTGGATTAGTTCGATTGCAATATTATGAAAGCATTCTGCAAGATTCTGTGAGAGCAGTAGTTATATATGGTGATAGTGGAAGTTCTATTGATGATAAGACTGTAATAGATGGACTTCCTATGGTTGGACAGGAAAAAGTTAGAGTAAAATTTACCGATAACAATGAAAACACAATTGATATTGAGTTATTTGTAAATAAAATAACACCTTTCTTTGACGATACTACACGTTCTGGTGTTGCAATTGACTTGGCATCAAAAGAATTTATAATGAATGAGAAAGTAAGAGTTGCTAGAAGATTTGATGGTAAAATATCTGAACATGTTAAAAAAATACTAGAAGAAGTTCTTAAGACAGAAAAGGATTTGGATATTGAAGAAACACAAAACAATTATAATTTTCTTGGATTGAATAAAAAACCATATTACATGTTGAACTATCTCTCAAAGGCATCTGTTCCATCTACTCAAAATTCAGATGGTAACACCGCAGGATTTTTTCTCTATGAAACATCAGAAGGATTTAAATTCAAATCAATCGATTCATTACTAAGTCAAGAAAAGAAAAAATCTATTATCTATAATGAAACTCCTGATGGTGATGGTGAAAACATACCAGAGGGATATGATATGAAAGCATTATCATATGAAAAGGATAATGCAGTAAATGTACAAAACAAATTGCGAATGGGTGCATACTCAACTCGTACAGTCGTTTTTAATCCTTTTGATTGTGTTTATGAAGTGTTGACTAATGATGCAACAGACATAGAAAAGAAAGAGGGTATAAAGACTGCTGGAAAAAATTTACCAGTTCTTAATAAAGAGTTTAATCAAGAGGGTCTTTCAAAAGAATTCTCAAGAACTATGTTCATGATGTTAGATACTGGAACTTTACCCACGGGTTCTAAAGGAGATAATAAACCAGTTGACACCACGAAAGACCAATTGTCTGAATGTGATAAGCAAAATTATGATGCTAAAAAAATTCTTGCACAATCTGTGATGAGATATAATCAGTTATTTGCTGCAATCAACACAATAGTCATAGTAGGGGACTTCTCATTACACGCAGGAGATGCTATATTTGTGGATGCACCAGAGTTACAGACTGAAACTAAAAATGATGATGTGAACAAGGAAAGTGGGGGTCTATATATTATAGCAGATTTATGTCACTTCATAACCCCAAACGAAACTTACACAAAATTAAATTTAGTGCGAGATACTTTTGGTCGAAAAGGTAAACCTACTTAAATAGATACCCATGACGAACAACGCATACATTGATCCAAAGGATCACAAAGAGCATATCAATCATGGTATGTTAGAATACTCAGAAGAAGATTTAAAACTTCATAACGATGCATTTCATGCACACACAGAAGATGAAGTAGATAAGAATGATGCAAAAATAAATGACTGGCATGAAAGGCATGAAGATCAGCATTTAGAACTTTTTTGTGACAACCATCCAGATGCATTAGAGTGTAGAGTATACGATGATTAATAGATGATGGAAGGAGGTTCATTATTTAACACAGGTTTCTTTGGAAGCAGTTTCTATTGGTGGATGGGTCAGATTGCTGACGATTCTACTTGGAGAGATAATGAGCTTTCTAGTAAATATCCTGATAGAGATACTCCTTTAGGTTGGGGAAAAAGATATAGAGTAAGAATTATTGGAGTACATGATAAAGAAGAAGAAACAATTCCTTCTGATCAATTGCCTTGGGCAAATATCATGTACCCCGTTACTGCTGGTGGTGGACAAGCAGGTTCGCATCAATCTGCAAACCTCCGTCAAGGAATGTTTGTGTTTGGATTTTACATGGATGGACAGGACATGCAGGTTCCTGTCATCATGGGAGTGTTGGGTAATAATTCCAAAACTCCACTAAACACAAAAATTGGTAATGATGAGAGTAATTTTTCAGGAACTAGTGGAGTTGCTCAGGGTCAAGAGGATAAACAAGGAACAGAAAAAGAACCTATTCCAGACAATGAGAAGGTTATAAAAAAACCAAAATCAAAAAGTGATGCAAAAGAAGAATCTATACTAGATTCTGGTGTTGATTTAAATAAATTTGGATTGCCCTTTAATTTACCATCAAATCCTAATCAACTAGCAGATCTTAATGATGCTAAATCAGAAATTGAACGTATTAAAAGTGCTCCTGAATTAACGAAAAAATTTTTTAATGTTGAGAATGTAGATGAGATAACTCAATCAATGGAAGATAACTTTATACAAAATAAAGTTGTCACTTCTATGAGAAGGAGAGTAGCAGGAGCAAACAAACCAGGTTCTCCCTCTCAAGCAGGTGCTACTATTGAGTCTGTAGATTGTTTGCAGATGCAAACAGCAGAAACTCAGAAGAGAGAAGACAAGTATCAAGAGAAAACTGTTTTAGTAGTTCCAGATGATACAGTTGGATCTGCGGTAAAGGCTATGCAAACTATTTCAGAAAATCTTGCTAAGAAAACTGAAAAATACTTATCTTCTTTTAGTGATTATGCAGATGCTGTTTCGGGAGGACCAAATATTAATACACTTACTAAATTAAAAAAAGATTCTGCATGTGCAATGTCAAAGTATATGAAAATAATACTTGATAAGATGATGGAATATACTAGTAAGACATTGAATGAAGAGATAAGTGAAGCTATTTCAGACATGCCTTCCTGTATGAGATATCAAATGGGGGACATGATGGATATTGGAAATGAAAAATTACTCGAAAAATATAATGAGATAACAAATGGAATGTGTGGATTATTAGAAAGTATTTTAGAAGAACAGATTGATGTAAATTCTCTTCAAAAACAAGCTGAGGAAAACGCTGCAAAAGTTGGCATAACTACAGAACAAACTGTGGTTGATCCAGAAACTGGAAGATTGATACAGAGATCAATTTTAATAGAGGAGGATGTATCTCATCCAAATGTTCCAATTTGTTCTGCAGAAAGTATAATAGGGCAAGCTATATCTAATGTTAAGGTTGGTATTACAAGTATTAATAGTCAAATTTTGGACGGAACAAATGTTTATTTAAAAGACATTAAAAGTGAATTAGAAAGATTAGATGGCGATCTTGTTGAAAGGGTTCAAACAAATACTGATGCTGGTAAAGTTTTAGAAATAACTGATGAGGAAGTATTGGATGAGGTTAGGGGTGGAACATTATATAAAACTACATCAAGAGTTGGAACTATATTTAAGAATAGTACAGATCCTAGTAGATCACCTAACCCACCAGTTGGATTTACAACGGCAGAAACAACAGGACAAGGACTTACTGTTGACATAACAGTATCTCTTGGTGGTCTCGCTGGTTTTGGAAATGCAGGAGGTGCAACTGACTTTGAATTTTTAAGTCAGGGAACAGGATATACAAATCAAAATGCTGTTAATTGCAATGGTGGATCTGGAACAGGTATGAAAGTTAATTTAGTAACATCTGCTGGTGAGATTACTACAATGTTCGTTCATACTACAGGAACAGGATATAAAAAAGATGAAGAACTTACAGTGCAAGCAGGAAACTTTGATGCAAAATTTACTTTAACTGCTGTTGAAGGAAAGATAGATGATGGTGCTATTAAAATTAATGAGGGTGGTAATGGATATGTTGTAGGAGACGTTTATACAGTTCTTGGTGGTAGTGGTGATGGTACTTTCATGATTATTTCTATCAGTGATATTGGTGATAAAGTTGCTACTAATACTTCATCTCCTAAAAAATTATCTAATTCTGGATTCAATTTGAGTAATTTAGTTGGTAATGTAACTTCTGCTCTTAACTTTGAAAATATAACTGCAAACGTGTTCCCATTTGAGTTGCCACCAAACCCTGCTGTTTCTGATTTCTATACACTTGCAAATGGTGGAGAGGGTCAACCAGATTTTGAACTACCTAATTTTGCTCAGTTACCAAAACAAATAAATGAAGGATCTAAAATAGCAGCAAAAGAAGTTATTCCTTTCGCAGAACCTACTTTAAAGAAAACTATAGATTTGGTTAACAGAACAACAAATATTGCTTCAAGTTCTGTTCCTACAGAGGCAGGACAAACATCTATTACAAATAATGTGGCAACTGGTGCGGTTAGTTTTGATGCATCTTCATCAGAAACAGCAGCAGATACTTCTTCATCTACTCCCACTAGTGGTTCATCAGGTGGTTCATCTGGTGGTGGAGGAGGCGGTGGAGGTTATTAATAAATATTGAATATGACAGTTACTAATTCCTCATTTGATATATTTGGAGATCCTCAGAAAGATGATATCCGAGTTGGATATATTTCTCCTGATAGAGGATTAGTTTCTGATGTCACGATATGTGAGGCAAATGATTATGCTAAGTTAAATCCTGGTACAGTTTTTATTTTTAGAGATAGAGAAAAGATACAATATTTGGGAATAAATGAAGTAAATAAATTAACAACAAATGATTTGCTTACAACTGTCGAAACATGTGGTGGTGTATCAGTAGCAAAAACATGTAGCGGTTCGGAAACTCCTAAAGTTATATTTGGTGGAGGTGGTGGTTTAGGTGCGAAAGCAAATCCAGTTATCGTTGGTGGATCTGTCATAGCAGTAGATTTAATCGAAGGTGGTTTTGGATATCAATATGAACCTATAGTTGATGTAAAAGATCCCTGTGGCGTTGGTGCTGGTGTGGTGGCAAAGGCAATAATGGATGAACAGTTTACTAAGTTTGTTGTGTATGATGATGAAGACGATTTTGAAGACTATAAAATATGTCCTCAAGTTCCTATCACATATGGTACTAAATTTTCTCCATCAGGAAAAGTAATTGGTAAGTGGAACCCTGAAGAATATTTAAACTCTGGACAGACACCTTTCCAAAAACAAATTCAAGATTATATAGAATTTTTAAACGCACCAAAAAATCCTTTCTGGACCAGTAGAACGGAAAATCCTAAGAAAGTTACATCTAAAGGAAATATAACCAGTGCTAAGTATGATGTAAGTCACTGGGCATGGGGTGCGAATGTAGATCCACAAGGAGAATATGATGAAGCAGCCGACTCTGATAAAGGTAATATTGTTAATGATAGATTGTGGAAGTTTGGAGTATTATGGAGAACTGATTTAAATAATTTCATGAATGCTCATGCCATATCACCCATTCCAATGTCGAATGTAAAGGATGAGGCAAATACAGAATATTATTTTGAATGGGATGTAGAATTTCCTTATCCTGGAGATTATATTTTTAAAATACAATGTGATAATGAAGGGTCTTTATATGTTGATAATAAAAAGAAAGCTAATTATAAATTAGGAACAGGTGGTGCAGCAGGTAATATATTATCACCACCAGAAGAAACAAAAGTAACGATAGATAAACGTGGATTTAAGAAAGTACGAGTTGACCTTACCAATTATCCTAGAACACAAAAAGTTGCTAAAGCACAAGAGTTAAGTGATTTTCCAACTAGCAACAATATAGAATTTTCAATATCAACTGCTACTCTTTTTGGAGCATCTATAGTCATTGAAGGTTTGGATATTAATTTAGAAAAAACTTATGGTGCTGATAATAATGTAAAAGAAACCTTCGAGAGAGAAGTTGAGTTTGGAAAAGTTTATGACATCAAAATAATTAGTAATAGTAAAAAAGGTCAAAACAATAAAGCACAACTAAGAGTCAAAGGTGATAAGGTTCTTGAAATGGAAGACATACCAAACACCACTGAAGGGGGAGGTGGTGTAGGAGTATTTTTTGATGACTTGATTGTATCTGTCAGTCAAGGTAGATTTTTTGATATTGATGGATTGAACTGTAAATTTACTTTGGGAGAACCTAAAGCCACGACAGGAACATCATCTCAGGTAGAGGGAGAGACAAGGAGAGTATTTAATACTATGGAGTTTATTGATAAAGCAAACAGAGAATTATGGAGAACTAATACACTTAGAGAATCTCAAAGAGAAAATAGTGCAGAAGGATTTTTAAATCGTTATGGCGTTTCTCCTTTTGATACTACAATTGAACATGAAACAAGTTATCCTGGTACGCATACCATTAAATGGCACAATGTAAACTTCCCGATATCTGGTGAGTATGATATTGGTGTTGCTGTTGATGATAATGTAACTTTGAAGATTGGTGATGATGTAAACATCTTTAAACAGGGATTTTTTGAAGGAACATCAAATTCAACAGGTTCCAGTTTGTATAGGAGATTTATAAAGGCAGGTAATTATACGATTGTAGCAGAATTAAATCAAATTCCTGGTGGTAAATTTGGATTAGGACCAGATGATAATCCTATGGCTCTTGCCATAAACATATCAACTTCTTTTACTGAAGTAGATGAGAAAATTTCTCAGTCATGGAATCAAAATCCATTAGGTGTAGCAGTTACAATTGAAGCACCAGAACCTCCAATACCACAAGAACCTGTGCCTATACAGGAAGGTAGATGTCCCTCTAATCCTTTCTGGTCAACTAGATTTTCTAGTGCCGATGGTAATAAATGGCATCCAGTAGCATTTGATAGTTGGTCTAAGTTTAAAAATCGTTATGGTATGTCTCCTATTCCACCATATTCACTAGAAAATACTTCTGGTGGTGGAAAAAAATATACTACTCAATGGGAAATTGATATTCCATATGAGGGATTCTATAAACTTAAAGCAGAGGCAGATGATAAAGCAAAATTTTGGATAGTGCCAAAAGGAACATCCGTAAACGAACCTACTTTAGAGGTTGGTATTCCTGAAAATGGAATTGTTCCAAGTAAAATGGTTGGACTATCACCTGGTAAACATGATGTTTTCGTAGAGGTTGAGAATTTTTTCCAAGGCACAACCGAAACAATCAGTCAAAGAGTTTTTAGTACTCTTGGATGGGGAGCACAAGGAACAAAGAAACAAATTCCTGATGGTGGTAATTTTAAAGATATAACATTTAATGTTTCCTCTGCTACCTTATATGGATCGCAATTTACTTTATTTAATGGTAGTCTTCTCAATGGTCCCTTGATTAATGAGACAAAAGAATTTGGAGGTGCAAATTTTAACTCCACTCATAATCTCAATATTGAAAAAGGTAAAGTATATGATGTGGTTTTTACTAGTCAGAGTTCTGGTAATAATAGAGGAATAGAATTTACTGGTCTTCATCCTGTAAATAATCCAATCAATGTTACAAATAATGGAAAGAGATTAGCGTTACGTGATGGTGATGGTACAGATACTAATGCTTCTTTCACTATTGATAGTGGTAGTATAACTTTTGCTCCAGATGGTAGAAGTTTAGTTGGGAGTGGTGATGCTACTCTGACACTGACATGGAATGATAGGAGACAAGCTGGTCGTGCAATTGATAGAATTAAAATAGGTTCTGTTGAATGGTTAAGAAGTGGTAGTGGTGGTACAATTACTCGTCAAATTACTGTCGGTGCAACATCCAATAATTCAAGTGTTCAGTTGAAAAATAAGGATGGTGCAGATAATATCGTTCAGATGGAAGATTTCACTGATGAGTCTTGGGATGATATTACATGTTCTGCAACAGATGGAAGATTTTATGACTTCAATGGTAGAAGATGTAAGTTTACTTGGGGTGGCGACTTTAAGGAAATATTAGTAGGAACTTCAAGCGGCACTGCAAAAGATGGTGTTACTTACAGTGGTCCTGATTTATTTCACTTACCTTTTACAGGGTGGGGTTCGTTTATGAATAAGTTTTCGGTTTCACCTAATAAACTAGAACCAGACTCACCTGTTGTTAATTACACTTGGAGTAATGTTTCTTTCCCAGAAGATGGTGAGTATGAGATAAAGTTTCAAAATGATGCACATGCTTCTTTATTCATTGATAATGAAGAGGTTATCATTGGTGATTTTGATACGTTACCAGGTGTGTCTGATAGAGATAAAGCTAATTTTACAGGTGAAGGTAAAATTAAAATAGTTCAAGTTAATGCTGGTGCTCGTACCATATCAGTAAGACCAACTGGTATTGGTACTGGTTTTCATGCGGGAAGAGTTGATACTTTATTCCAACAACCACCAAATTATGTTTGGCAAAATAATCCAAGCGGATTTGCAATAGAAATTAGAAAAAACGTAGAAGTAAGGGGCAAAACAGAAACTGGTGAAGATAAAACTAAATCTTGGATGAATAATCCAATTTCTGTTGCTGGCATTCTTATACCACCTCCATGTCCTAGAGAAGTAAAGGGAAAGGGTATAGTGAAAGATGTTGATATAATAGAACCTGGTAATGGATTTCCTGAACCTCCTACTAATCCTGTTGGTTTATCAACTTATCCAGTTTCATTAGAAGTTCCTGTTATAATAACAACAGATCCTGGTATTAACTATGATCCCAAAGATGTTGTCGTGGTTGGTGTAAATACTTTCTCAATGCCACCATTAGAACCATTTGGTAAATTACCACCACAAATACCTATTCCAACAGGAATTGGAGTAACAGAATTTCCTGATATTGATATAATTACTGATACGGGTATTGGTTTTAAAGGTACTCCTAAGATTGTTGTGAGGAGAGATCCACTTGATGTTTCAGATGATCAGTTGATACAAGTGACAGATCTTGTTGGGTTGAAACAAACTGGATACTATCAAGGAAGACCCTACTATGGTGCAGTATTCTTTAAAGATGGTCTTGCATATGCAGGATATTACGAGACAGCTGGACAATTAATTCGTGTTTATGATACACT